TTTTATCAAGCATAATGACTTTATTTTGCTTATGTTAGAAGCAGAAAACTTCAAGCATATACTATTCCCAATGGATTAATATGTTCCCAAGAATTTATTATGGATCAACAACCTTAGCATTGAATAAGATCAAGGAAGAATTTCCTGGTTTTATTCTTTGTTTAGATAACAATGTTGAAAAGATTGTCAATGGTTATTCTAAATTCTTTGATATGAACAATATTTATATCCACACAAATATTTCCAATGAAGATATTAAGCTCATTCAAGAGAAGAGTGAAAAACTAGGAATTAAACACATCATCTTATATGAGGATGATAGTTTTGATGGTAGATTATCTCTCATCAATAAAGCTAAAAAGAACGGTTTGATTTTTGATTGTAGCTATCCGCTTGCTGGAGATTCAAATTCATTAAAGCGTCATATCAATAATTTTGTTATGAAAAACAATGCTAATATAAATGGTGAGACCTTGAATCATTTAGTTCAAATTTGCCCTATTTTACGTATTAAATCAAAGCAGTCTGGAAGCAAAAAAGAAATATTATGCTACGACATTGATATTTTATTTAAAGAATTAGAAAAGATCATTTCTTACACAGATAAAATATTTTTACGTGATGTTTCAAATGCTTCTTTCAATGAAGAATGCGACATATTCGAATTTATCGACAAACTGATGAATAAAGATCTAGACTATTGTCTGACAAAGATAGATCTACTAATTGATTCTATGGGCGAGCAAGGGTTTTTATTGGTTCTCTTAAGCCAATTGAATTTTATGCTTGTAATATCAGAAACTAATAAGACTTTTCATCCGTTATCAGAAGTGCAAGAAATTGTTGAATTACGGGATATTTTAGGCAAGTATTTAGATGATGAATACAAAGAGCCTACATTCACTGTTAAAGTTCAAAATCCAATAAGAATTCGCATACAATTAAGCAAAGAAAATTTATATAGTCCTGCTCAGTTTTCTAAAATGATTACTTTGGTAGTAGATAGTGTTGTTGATTTACGTACCAATGGTTCTGTCAATCATTCTGTTCCAATATTAATTTCAAAACTAGCCTCTGTATAATTTTTTTATGGCCGATCAGAACTATGACGAAATAAATAAATTACTACACGAATACAAAGCCGGTAATGAATCAGCATTGTATGAATTGTATGAATTTTACAAACCATTATTCATTTCATCAGTAAAAAGAATTATCTATAAGGAGCCTAGACTTTCTCCATATAGAGAAGATATTTTGGGTGATACATTATTCGTTTTCATTAAATTGATAGACCAATATGATCCAAAATTATCTTATTTCTCTTATTTCTTATCTACTAGAATTGATATAAATTTATTTCGCTATATTTCTGATAAATATTTTTTAAAAGAAGAGTCAGTAGAAGAAGTAGAATTTTTTGAGCAATATGACGATCCATTTAATAAAATTGACAATGTAATTTGCATTCATCAAGCTTTTGAAAAATTAAATGAGAAAAGCAAAGAAGTGATACAGGTTTATTTCTTTGAACAATTGGACCAAAAAGAAGCTTCTGAAAAGTTGGGAATAACTCAAGGTGCCTTTTCTAAAAGACTATCTAAAGCGCTTGAGCAAATGAAAAATATATTAGGAAAAGATTTCCTTTACGATTAATGGAATATATTTTTTTATTTCTAGTATTATATAAATATGTTCCACAAAAACCTCTAAGACATTATAATTGCGTCTGGAGGTTTTATTATTTAAATAAGTTCCTTTATTGGTGGGGATCAAAAAATCAAAGGGAGATAAGAGAAGTGTCTGAAAACAACTCACATGACATGATTTACAACTGGCGCAATGAATTACGTTCACATCATGATGGCGTTCTCGTTGTAGCTAATAGTCAAGCTCAAAAATATAAAAATCAAGGTTTCGATAAGTCCGAAGTTGTAGAGTTGCTCGCAGCTGATAATTTTGATTTGGACATTGCTAATAGAATCGCTTCAAAGTTATTTGATTCTACTGAAGAAGTAGAACAAAACACTGCTATTGAAGTTGCTGTAGTTCCAACTAGATATTCTGACTGTGCTCCTGTTATTGAAAGATCATTAACTAAATTGTCTGCAAAGGAATTCGTCAAGAGACTTTGTGGTGGTCCTCATTCAATTGTCAAGACAGACGAAAAGGGCTTAGGGTATTGGATGAGACTTACAGAAGCTGCTAAAGATAGTGCTTCTGGTAAGAATCATTTACACGCATCATTAAGACCATACATCGAAGAAACACTTCTCAACAATGTTCTTTTAGCACAATCTCAAGAAGCACAAATCAAGACTGCTTCAAAAACCAAATTTGTTGTATCTATGAAGAAGGGAACTGCTGAAGTTGATTTATCAAATGCAACTTCATCAAGCGACAAATTTATTTCTGGAAATTATGTTGATTTTGGACTTGCTGATGAATTTATGGTAAAGGCTGCTGATACAGTGTCCCCATATCAGAGATTGAAAAGAGCTCTCAAAGACTAACTCACACTCTAAACTCTTGAACAAGCCGCTTTTAAGCGGCTTGTTTGTTTTGTATAACTAAAGAAATGGAATCAAAAAAAGAAACTGTAGATGCGCTCATTGTTCCTGATGAAGGGCCAAAGAAAGCATCTAAAATGTTCAGGGATTTGAAAGAAGGGGATAAACCATTAACGCCTCTTCCCCCTGATAATATGAGTGATATATCTTATCCTCAATTTATGGAACCAAGATGCGCAATTTGTACTTCACCTTTTAGAGATTTGGTTGAACACGTATATCTTGATTCTGGACGTAAAAATCAATCAGTAATTAGATTCTTCCTACAGTATTTTGATGCACAGATGAACTGGATGCAGATAAATACTCATATGGAACAACACTGTGATTTCAAAAAAATCTCAACTTCAGGTCTTAAAAATTATGAGCAAAGGGAAGAACTTATTGCTCCTTGGATTTTTCGTGAACATCATCTTGCCTTGACTGCATTACTTGTAGAACTTGATGATGTAAGAGGAATTGACTGCTCTAAAAATAATGATATGAAACTCAAAAGAGCAGCGATGGTAGAAAAGTTAATTTCTAAAATCTTACATTTAAAAGAAGTCAGAGATAATCAAGGTATTTACAATATTAACATTTTTGAAATCTTAGCAAAATTGCACGAAAAAATGGATTCTGAAAATGATAAAAGAATTATCAGAGAAGAAATTGTTGCTTTGAGAGAAAAAATCCAACAAGATAATTAATGAGAAAACAAACACAAGTTCCTAAATCTCCAACAGAACTAAGAAACCAATTACTTCAACAAGCCAATACAGTAACAGAATTATTTAAGGGTACTGAATATGCAGATGATTTTGTTGACGAAATTGCTCCTGCCACAAGATCAGAAGTCGCTCCTCCATTAAAGCCACCTAAAGACAGATTTAACCCTGATCAAATTGTAGACATCATTACATTTATTGAACATCCCTATTTTTGTAATCTAAGACCTTATCCTTGGCAAAAACTTATTTTAAAGTGTTTTTATATGGGACAAGAAGGCAATACTAATCTTGTAATAAACGAATCTGATAATCAAGAAGATTGCAAGGGATGTGTTTGGGATTATGTTCAAAAGAATGAGAATGAATTCTTAAAAGCACGATCAGAAAGTAAACAATTTAAAACAATTTTTAATGTTGTCAATTCTCCTTGTTTGCAATGTAAACGTCTTGATAATAATGTTAGAGAGGAAAGATATAAATTTGCTAAAGATGAAGCTACAAATCCTGATGCAGAAAGACAAGTAGAAGTATTAGAAGCAAGACCAATTATTGATGGTTTTCAAAGTGAGTTTGATTTACTTTATTCTGAAGAATTTGATCCAAAATTGAGAATGCAAGTTCAAGAGAAATGCACTAAAAGATACAAATTTGAAGAATTAGTTTTAGTACTTGGTAGACGTTCAGGAAAATCATTCCTAGTGTCTGCTATGGCTCTTTATGAATTATATAGACTAATTTCAATGGGTCACCCTCAAGCAAGATATGGTTTGATGGAATTTGACGAAGTTGTTATTCTCAACGTTGCTCGTAACGAAGAACAGGCTAAAAAAGCAATCTTCTCTAAAATCAAGCAAACGGTTTTAGCTTCTCCATTTTTTGCACCTTATATCGGCAAAGATACTGAGCTTGAAATGAGATTCTACACTGAACACGACAGAGAAGAGAATGTAAGAAGAAAAGAGCAAAATATCAATCTTTTTGCCGGTTCTTTAGTGTTGAGAGGAGGTTCCAGTAATGCATCAGGTCTTGTTGGTTTAACTTGTTGGACAATCATTATGGACGAAGTTGCTGCTATGGCTGGAGATAATCCAGAATCTGGCGTTGACTATGCTCTTTATGATGATTTGAAGCCATCTCTTGCTACATTTGGTAAAGATGGAAAAATGATGCTTCTTTCCAACCCCAAAGGTCCTCTTGGGTTGCTTTATGATTTACACGAGAATAGACAAGAAGATCCTACTACACTTGTTATGAGACTTCCAACCTGGCTTACTAATCCAAACATTGATAAAGAATGGTTAGATGGTCAAAAGAAAAAAGACCCTCAAGAATTTCAAATGCAATATGGTGCAGAATTTGGAGCATCATCATCTGATCCAATGTTTAATTCTGAAGATATTGACAGAATGTTCTCTTCGATGTCGATGGTTAAAAGAAAAGAACAAGCAGAAGGACATTTTGAATATTTTTGTCATTTAGATCCTGCAAGAACTTCAGATTATTATGCCCTTGTTATTGCTCATACTGAAAATATGTTTGGTCAAATTGGTCCTGATTTTCAACCATTAAAAAGAGTTGTAATTGATCACATTCATTTCTGGAATCCTAGGACAAAAAATCAACCTGTTAGTGAGAAAGATGTTGAAGATTATGTAATTGAATTGCATAGAAAGTTTAAATTTAAACAAGTAAGCATTGATCAATGGAATTCACAATCTTCTCTAATAACTTTACAATCAAGAAGAGTTCCTATTGTAGAGCGTCAATTTAATAAAGAATATAAAGAAAAAATTTACACAGAACTTTCTCAATTAGTACGAGATGACCGAATTGATATTTATGATTTATCTGGTGGAGAATACCGAGACTTAGATCATAAATTAATTTCTTTAAATGAGATACAAGAAGCTAAAATTCAATTTTTATTTTTACAAAAGAAATGGAAAGGCAAAAGATATTATATAGAAGCATTGTCTGGATATAAAGACGATATTTGTGATGCTGTAGCTGCTGTTGCTTACGAATGTCTTACTTCAAAAATTATGTTTAGATTACCAAAATCAAAAATGGTCAATTTAAATAGGCGATAAAGGTTATTTTTTTAAATAATAAGAACAAATCATTATGTCTAACAATATCAGAACAGCTCAGTTTGGTGGTGTAGGCGGCGGGGGAAATGGCTCTGCTTTTCAGCCTGGTGGTAGTCCTATAGGTCGTGGTGGATCTAATAGAGGCGGACACGAGATTA